CCTGCAATCACTGATACGCTTAACTGTGGTGTCTATGACGAGGTTATTGAGGGTAACAGCTACCCTTTTATTACCTTAGGTGAAGAAACTGCAATAGATTACAGCACAAACAACCTAGTAGGCGCTGAAACAACTATTAATATACATATTTGGTCAAGATACAAAGGCTCAAAGCAAACCAAAGAAATTATGGACAAGGTGCATGATTTATTGCATGATGTAAGTCTAACTGTTAGCGGTGTCAATCTAATTAACCTTAGATTTGAATACAGCGACATTATGAGAGACCCTGATGGGATAACTCGGCACGGTGTCATGAGATTTCGTGCAATTACACTAGGTACTTGAATAAATACCATTTACCGAAGTAAGCAACTGGCAGATGCCTTATTTTTTAATTAGAGGAATAAATACCCTCTGTATTTAGGAGTATATTATGGCAGCACAAAAAGGTAGTGCTATGTTAATGAAGGTAGGCAATGGTGCTTCACCTGAAGTTTTCGCAACAATAGCAGGGCTTAGATCAACAAGCTTAACAGTAAACAATGAATCAGTAGATGTAACTAATAAGGATTCTTCAGGAAAAAGAACTTTATTGGAAGCAGGAGGTGTTCAATCAATCAGTGTTTCAGGAAGTGGCGTATTCACAGACGGTGCATCAGAAACAACTATCAAAACAAACGCTTTAGCTGATACACAAGACAACTATCAGTTTTTAGTTCCTGACTTTGGTACTTTCACAGGTGCTTTTCAAGTAACCAGTTTAGAGTATGCAGGGGANTNCAACGGTGAGGTAACCTACAGTATGTCCTTTGAATCAGCAGGNGCTATAACATTCGCAACTGTATAAGACTATGGCTTGGGAACAAGTAAAGGTAAAAGCAGAAAAAGACACCGTTATGGGTATGATGCAGGGCGATCAACTAGATATGCCTAATGTATTAATCGGTAAGAGTGTTAAGGTTAATGGTAAAGACATCTCAATCAAATCACACATGATTGACGAGAGAGATGATATGTTAAAAATCACGCTTGCAATGGCAAGCCCAACAAAGGAGAAGTCAGATGACAAACCCACTCAAGGGTCAGATTGAAGTAACATTAGGTTCTGAAACCTACAAAGCTAGATTAACAATAGACAGCTTAGTCAAGATTGAGGATGAACTGGACACAGGCATTCTTGAACTTGCACAGAACATTGCACAAGCTAAAGTTCGCATAAGAACATTATTAGTCGTATTACGCTATGCTCTTAGGGGTGGTGGTAACGACTTTGATGAAAAGAAAGTAGGGCAAATAATATCTGATGTAGGTATTGTTACGGCTTCTACAGAGGTAGCCAAACTCTTGGTATCTACCTTAAATGACAATGACTCAGACGAGGAAGATAAAAAAAAAGCAATAGAGTAGATGAAAACACAACACCTATCAATTGGGGAGACTTCTATATGATATGTGTTGGTATGATGAATATGCGCCCTATAGACTTTTGGAATCTATCACCTAGAGAAATGTATTTAGCCATAAAAGGTTTTAAACACTTTAATGGTGCTAATAAAGAAAAACCTATGGATAGAGCAGAACTAGATGATCTTATGGAGTTATACCCTGACTGATGAATGAGATAGATAAACTAATTATTAAAATTGAAGCTGATACCAAACAGCTTAAAGCTGAACTTAATAAAATAGAAGGTAAAATAAAAACAACTGGTGCAGCAGGTGGTGCAGCATTTGGTATGGCAAGCGGTGGTCTTGGAGCTAAATTAAAAGGTATTAAAGGTCCTGCTGTTGCAGCAGCAGCTTCTATTGTAGCTATAGGCGTAGCAATTACAAAAATTGCTAAAGTCGGTATGGAGTTTGAAGATTTAACAGATTCATTAAATACTGTATTTGGGAGCATGGAAGCAGGTCAAGAAGCTATGGGCAGAGTTTTAGCTTTTGCACAAACTACACCATTCCAAATAGAAACTGCAACCAAAGCATTTATTTCATTAAAATCAGCAGGCATTGAACCTAGCAATAGAATGTTGCAAGTATTCGCTGATACTGCATCTACATCAACAGATCAATTAGGTGTGTTTGAAGCATTAGTAAAAACAGTACAAAGATCAGCTTCAGGTGGTCTAGGTCTTGAAGAATTGAACATGGTTATGGATAGGGGTATTGATGTTCTCGGCATCCTTAATGATGAGCTAGGTTTAAGCAAAGATGAGATAGCTAAGTTTGGTGCAAGTGCAGAAGGTGCAGCAATTATAGTAGAAGCTCTAACAACTGGTTTAGAAAGAAAATTTGGCGGAGCTATGGAAGATAAGATGGATAACTTATCAACCAAAGCATCAAACATGACTATTGCTTTTAAACAATTAGGTGATGCCTTATTTCAAAGCGGTATAGCTGATGTGCTTAAAGGTATGGCTGATTCTATGACAGAGTTTGCTAATAGCATTACTTTAGCTATTAGATCATCACAAGGCAAAGGTTTGGGTATTGTTATGGGTGATGACCCATTTGAAAATGCAATGTTGCTTGAAGAAAAAAGGAGACAATTACAAGCAGAAGTTAGTGGAGCAGGAATAAGAAAAGGCACTACAAAGATGCAACAACACAAACTTATGGTTGATAGAGGTGCTTTTGCTGATGAGCAAATGCTTATAGCAAATATTACAAAAGAATTAGATAAACAATATGAAGCACAAGATAGATTGCTTGATGGTTATGGACAATTGTCTGAAGCAGAAAAAGGCAGCATATTTGAAAAAGGTCAGCTACTTAATCAATATACTTTTCTTGAAAATGAAATATCAAAACTTGCAGGAGATACAGAAATGTTGGCTGACACACAAGCTAACTTAGGTAAGATATTTTCAGAAAACGAAGCAAAATTTGCTTTGATGGGTATTACAACCTTGCCACAATTAGAAGAAAAATTTAAAGAAATAGAACAAGCATCATCTGATTTAGCAACTACTTTTGATGATGAATTAAGACAAGCTGTTATAAATCAGTCAAACGCATTTACAACAGATTTTGTTAATTCGTTAATGGATGGTGAAAACGCATTGGATAGCTTTAAAAACTTTGCAAAAAGTATGGTCAGTCAAATAATAGCTATTTTCTTACAAATGGCAGTTGTTAATGAAATATTAAATAATGTATTTAATTTGACTGGAACTAGTAACGCCTTGCCTACATTTAGTAATGCAAAACCAAGAGCCAGTGGTAGTAAGGTACAAAAAGGACAACCGTATTTTGTAGGAGAAACAGGAACAGAAATGTTTGTGCCTGATAGTAGCGGAAATATTTTAAATAGCATGAATACTAAAAACGCTATGGGTGGTGGTACTACAGTTATCAATCAATCAATTAACTTTGCAACAGGTGTAGTTCCTACAGTAAGAGCAGAAGTTATAAAAATGATGCCACAAATAGCTGATGTAACTAAAGGTGCAGTAGCAGAAGCTGCAATGCGTGGTGGTAACTATAGGAGAATGTTGCAAGGTGGCTAAATTAATATCAATGCCTACAAGTCCAAACTTCGTAAGAAGCAACTGGACTCTTATAAGAACAGTAGGAACTACAACGAGTCCGTTTACTGGTAAAACCAAGACTCAAGAATTTGATGGCGTGTATTGGACAGCAGAAGTATCACTACCACCAATGCGAAGATCACAAGCAGTTGAATGGCAGTCTTTTCTTTTAGAATTAAATGCTACAGTCAATCACTTTAAATTTGCTGACCCTGATGCACTAACAAACACAGGAACATATAGCACAGCATTTCTTACATCTAATCATAGAACAAGTACAAACTCAGTAACGCTATCTTTTAGTGGCTCAACAATTACCGCAGGCGCTTCTACTTTTAGTGGCGCAAAAGATGGTGATTTTATAGTTGTAACAGGTGCTACAAATGAAGATAACAACGGAACACATAAGATAAGTAGTGTATCAAGCATTACAGAAGTCGTAACAACAAGCACATTTACCACAGAATCAAACACGGCAAGTTGCAAGGTAAGAACTAATGTCAAGGGTGCTACTGGATTATCGCTTCTCGCTTCCACAAACTCTGCTAGTGGAACGATTAAGAAAGGAGACTACTTACAGATACAATCCGAAACAAACACCACAGGCACGCCATCACAAATAGTCATGGTTACGGAAGATGCAACAGCAACAGCAGATGGTGGTAAAGATTTTTATGGAGTTGCTATACAACCAAAGTTAAGATCAGATTTAGCTAATGGAAATTACGCAGTATTCACAAACCCAAAGGGGACATTTAGGCTCATATCTAATGAGGTAAGTTGGTCAGCAGATCGCATATCAAACTACGGCATTAGTTTTTCATGTATTGAGGTAATTTAATGGCAACTAGACAAGGTTTAGATGCTTCTATCGTCAATCGTCTAGGTGCAGACGAACAAGCCTTATTCTTCGCAATTAAAGCTGAGTTTGATACTGATGATATAAGAGTGTGGTCAGGCATTGATGATCTGACAATTAATTCAGAAACATACACTGGTGCTGGAACATTATTAAGCGTAAGTAACTCAGAAGATAATTTAGAACTAAAGTCTAACGGACTTGTTGTTTCTCTATCAGGCATGGACATCACAGTTGTCAATTACGCATTGACAGAAAACTATCAAAACAGACCCATAACTATTTTTATGGGGTATGTTATGGGTGGTACGAATGAGGTAGCAGGAACGCTGACTTTGTTTAAAGGTAGAATGACTAGCCTTGTTATAAATGATACGCCTGATGGCTCTACAGTAACGATAGATGCTGAAAATAGACTTGTAGACCTAGACAGACCATCCAACCTTAGATACACAAAAGAATCACAGAACTTTTTGCATTCAGGTGATACAGGCTTTAATCGTGTTGCATCTTTGCAAGATAAACAAATAAATTGGGGTAAAACATCAAGCACCGCAGGTGGCGGTGGTGGTGGTAGCGGTACTAACGATCATGCAGGAAGTG